AGATGTGATTAAACTCGTCTTGTATCTTTCCTTTGATACTATCAGAGAGTTTAACGTCTCTCAAGTCGAGTGTCACAATCTTATCTGAAACATCAGACGTGATACACTCATTAACTATGTCTTCGATAGCAGAGTCACACTCTGGCACCAAAGATGTTTCACGATATCTACGAATGAGTTCTGCCTCATTCTTAATACCACCTTCCATGTCGACATAGGCACCATAAGCACCACCTGCAACATATCCAGCCTGTTGTTGTATAACGGGAGTCCCGTCATCATCAACTGGCGGCACAAATGACTTAGCATTCGGTGCCTCCGTATTTCTTAACTCGTCTTTTTTACGAGTAATTTCGTACCCAAATAATTCCATACTAATATTTATACCACCTAAATGTGGTGATATTCACAACTATTTACTTAACTCTGTCCCAATGCGAATATGAGAATGTTACTTCAAATGTTTCTAAAGCAGAAGCCTCATCACTTGATAAAGCAATACTTGAAACTACACTTGGGAAAATGTTGAAGAACTCATATCTTGCAAGGACGGAGTCATCTTTGTGCAACTGTTCAACAAATGCACGAGATAATAAGTAATCTGTATTCGTAGCTGCATCGGTTGTTGTTAGTGAAGCGATATCTTCTTGCCATGCCTCTAAAGCAGTTCTAGAAGAAAACTCTACATCATTAATTAAAGTCACTGTCCAGTCATCAAATGTCCTATCTCCTGCGAGTTTTAGATTTTGACCTCTGAAAGGTACTGAAATTACACCTATATTACCAGCAGGAATCTGAGCAGCAGAACATAAAAATTCTATCTTTTCACCACTTCTAGGGATAAAGACTCTATATCTGTTTGCACGAGGGCCACCACCGATTAATTGTGCTTTAAATTGGTCTATTGTTGCCATTTATATACTCCTGTTATACTGCACTATAAATTTCTTCAAACTCAACACCTGACCTTGCAGCCACGAAGTTAAGAGTTATGAAGTTAATTGATTTAGCAGGTTTTACAAAGATTGAACAAACAAATTCGTTTCTGTCAATTACTGTATCAGTGTTGTTTGTTTCGTCACAAACTACTGAGAAGTCTACTAAACCTCTTCTGTTTTTAACGTCTCTTAGGAAAGGTTCTACTGCACTTCTAAATTGAGCACGTGTAAATGCATCATTAAACTCAAAGAGTTGTGATTTAGCAGCAACTGAAATTGCCTTTTCTAATACTATAAACAATCTTCTTACATTCACTCTGTCGAATGCAGAAGGACTTGTTAATGCAGTTTTATCTCCGAACAATACTGTTCCTTGACCTGCAAATGTGACTATTGGGTTGATTCTTGCACGGTATAAGTCGTCTCTTGAAGACTTCTTAGGGTTAAATGCAAGTTTAGTAATACCTAAGTATTGACCTCTTGTGAATCCTGCAGGTGAGAACCATGCATCACTTAATAAGTCTGACCTTGCCATAATACCTGCAGTGTGTCCATTTCCTGGCACCCAACAGTATTTGTCATTAAATCTGTCGTATTGGTATACCCAACCACTGTCTAATACTGCGTATGAAGAACTTGTGACTGATGTGTAATCTGTTTTAACATTAGAAACTTGAGTAGATTCTAATGAAACATTTACTATAGATGTTTTTCTAGGTGAAGCAACAACTATACAGTCTTTTCTGTTTTCAGCAATTAATATTAATTCATTTAATATTGTATTGTGGTCTGAAATTGTGTCTTGTTCTGTTCCACTACCATTATCAGTTCTTGCAGAACCCATAATAATTAAAGAGATGTCTATTGTTTCTGCATCTCCGAAGTGTGTTGAATAAGCGTCTGTTTTTTGTCCTGCAGTTCCTAGTCTACCATTAGCACCACCACCAAGTGATACTACAAGTGGTAAAGCAGGTTGTCCGAATGCAGTTCCACCAGCAACTGTTGCAAGTGTTCTTGATTCTGTTGTACTTGCGTGTGTTGATGTAGAATGTCCTGACCAATAAACATAGTTCGAACCTCTTGCAATTACATCTCTGTAATAATTAGAACGACCTTGTTCATCTTTAGCGTCTGCGGCCTGTGATACGAAACCATATGTTTCTAAAACTTCGCCTGGAACACCAGTAATCGCACCGTCTTCATCTGTTACAACGATATGACACTCATCATTTGTTGCACCTGCCTTAACTGCGTTTGCAGAAGAGCCTGGTGCCTTATCAAATAGTGAATAGTGTTTCCAAAATCTGTCTATATTTACACCGTCACCAACTACAGTTGTTAAACCTGTTTTTGTAGGTGTTCCGATTGTTTCTATTGTTATAGAAGCGTCATCAGGTGTTGTTAAAACTTTATATTCTTGACCATGGTTTGCGAATTTTACTATGTCTCCAACCTGAAATACTGAATTACCAGCGTCTACTGGAATTGTTGTTGTTCCTATTGCAAGGTCGACTGGATTTGAATCACCGTCAACACTATTTGTTGCAGTGACAACATCATTGTAATATGCGTTTGAAGAACCACAAAGTTCTACTCTAAGTGAATTACCTAGAACACCTGCATATTTTGATACGAATGTGCCTACTGTTGCAGCCTGAGAACCATCTCTATAGGTCTCTATATACTCTTCATTGTTTTTTAGAAGAGATGTTGCGTTTGAACTTGCGTTAGCGGAATACAACCCCGTTGAATTTAATCTTACCACTCTCAATGAAGAACCATATTTTAGGAAAGATTCTGCAGTGTAATAATCTTCTGAACCTGCGTCTGTATTTGCAGGGTTTCCGAACACACTGTTTAAACCTTTTGAATCTGAAACTGTTATTACTTCATCAACAGGGCCCCATTGAAATGAACCAGCGAATGCACCAGTTGTGCTTGAAACTGCTGGTACAACATTTGTAAGGTCGACTTCTTTGACCTGTACGCCTGGTGATACTTGAAATGCCATACTTTTCTCCTGTTAATGTAAAAAGTTTGTTTTACTTGATATATTTATAACTTTAATAACTCTAACAATATATTTATTTAGGTTATTGTGAACCATCTATCTCCGTTTGAATCTACGAATGTTTCCTCTTCACCCTGTATCCCACCAAACACTCCTGCAGGTAGAATATCATCTTCTATCAACTTTTGTTGTTCTGAATACAATAAGTCCTTAACTCTAGTATCTGTTAAGTGACTAAAGTATTCAGTTGTTATAAACCATGCAAATAATACATTGTTCATAACTAAATCGTCATTATAACCCCTATCAGCCTCATATGAGTTACCTTTAATAACAAAGGTCATAAGTTCTGTTATTGTTGCTCTATCTACTATATTTAGTCGATTCTCTTCTAGTATTTCTTTCAGAGTAGAACAACCAATTCTCTTAATTCGTTTATTCATTGTCACACCGATATCTTCTGCCTTAGTTTGTCCTTGGGTAAAGACACTAGGGTATTCTATATCATAATGCAACTGTTGTGCGACCATACCACCTTCTGCGTTGTTTTCTATAATAACAAGTGCTTCGTTATATGGTCTAACATATTTATTAATTATGTCTGCCAACAACATAGGTGATGTCATATTATCTCTATAAACCAAGACTTGTTGGAATGGTTGAGACGAAACATCAAATATAGTAAATGTGGAATAGTCCAATCCTTTACCTTGTGATACATCAACTGTACATATATAGTTATGATTTTCTACAGGTCTCCTATATAAACTTATTCCATCTTTAACCCAATCCGAATCTATAGATTTTAAACCTAGTAAAGTATTTGAGTTTATAAGAGTTGACCCAGTACCTAAGAATGAGTTTCCATATTCTTGTTCAAATTGTGCTTCTGAAGTGTTTGCAATAGTTTCTTTCTTCCACTCTTCGTCTCTGCCTGGCACGTCATACCAGTTAATTGTAAAATCTTTATATTCTGATTGTTTATGTACAGCACTCTCATATATCTTATGGAACATATTACCCACACCGTTTGCAGTAGAGGTAATAATAACCTTTGAGTCTTTACCCGAGGTAACAACGGGATATGTTGCAGTATAGAATGTCTCTGCATCATCTACGAATGCAAACTCGTCTAAGTATAGTAGGTTGATTGACATACCACGAATAGAACTTGAAGAGGTTGCAGCTGCAACGACTTTACTATCATTTGCAAATTCAATAGACCCTTTGTTAAGAATCTTAACACCTGGCTGTAAAAAGAATGGTACACTCTCTAACATAGTGACAAGACGTGCAATCATCTCTCTTGAAATTGCACCTTTGTTAGCAAGGATTGCAACAGTCACTTCGGGGTGAAATAATAGAAACCATAATAGATATGCACAAGAAGTGATTGATTTACCACTCTGACGTGATGCGAGAACCACACTAAAACGAGATTCGTTGTAGTGATTAATTAACTTATCTTGATACCCACGAAGTTTAAAAGGTACCATACCTTCGTCAAGTGAAATAATTTGTGTATAGGTTTCAATGAAATGACAAGGGTCTTTAGAACATTTTAGATATTCATCTAATTCTTCTTTTGTGTATTGAGTTTCAATACCCGCTCTTTTGATAAGATTATTTCCAAGATAACCTTCATTCTTATTAACCGTCATCTTTTTTACTTTCTTTCTTTAGGAACTTTTGAAGTTCTGAAGTAGAACCAACATATAAATGATTATGTTGTGTTTTAACACTTCCGTTTTCATCTTCCAACTTCTTCAATTTGGTTTGAATGTCTAGTAACTTCTCTGCAGTTTCACCTACAGTTTTAATTAACTGACCTGCAACTTCGTATGCACGAGGATTTTCAGTTTCTTTACAAACATCTAAAATGCCATCTATTGCATCTTGTCCTCGTTCTACAAGACCATAGAGATTTTCTCTAGTGTACTTATAGTCCGTCTGAATATTGTCTGACTGGGGTGGTTTTTTGATTACTTGAGTTGTTTCTTTCTTTATTTCTGAAGAAATATCAAGTACATCATTTAATTTCGAGTCTATATCTTTTGCCATAATTAACTTGCATCGGTCACTTTATCTTCTGTAAATGTTGAAGGAGCGCCATCATCATAAAAAGTCACTGTTTCTGCAACAACGAACGTATCGCCTGGGTCTACTGAACCTACAAATTTTAGGTTAGTTGTTGCGTTTAATGTCACTGCAGCTGAAACCACTATCGATAGTTTGTTTTCTGCAATACTTGAAATAGTTGGATTGGTTGCTAAGTTTGTTCCAAATACTTCATCACCCACACTTATACTATTATTTATTGCAGTTGCAAAAGGTATTGTTGTAGAACTGGATACTGCAGTAGATGTTGTTTCTGCGAATGCAGGTTCATAGTGTTTAACTTCTTTTATTAGACCTGAATTATCTATCTGACTTGTTGTAAATAAACCACTTGTAGTATTAATGTAATCTCTTTCAATAACATTTTTAATAACTTTACCATTGTAAACAGGCCCGAAATAGTTTAGTTTCATTGTAAAGGAAAGTGAATACTCTATAACTCTTCTTTCTGTAAAATCACCCTCATAAGTATCTTCCATAGATACTGAATTTAGAATAATTGGAACATCTCTATAATCAGTCATTGAATCAATCATTTTCATTGTGACTGTATATTCAGGTTGAAAGTATGGTAAAATTTGTTCTAATATCTGTAATGCGTCTGACATATTCTTTGCCAAAACACTTAGATTGAACGATAGGTTGTAGGGTGCAGGTTGGTATTGGTAAGACCTTTTAGACGTGTCAGCGGTGTCTAAGGTAGTCTTCTGATGTCTTATAAGTTTGTTTTGCTGTCTAGATGCATCATATTCATAACCACTAACTTCAAATGCTATACGAGGTAAACTGATTGCAGTTCTATTGTTATCATTTAGATTTGGTTCTTCAGCAAGTCTTTGTAAAAATTTCTGTTTAGGGCCGTATGATATAGGAACTTTCTGTTCTGTTAAAACAGTACCATCATCTTTTATTTTTTTAATTGTTATATTGTTAAATAGTGTTCCAAATATAGACACTGCACGTTTTGTTGTCTCATTATAAAAAAATGTACCAAACATTATGTGACCTCACCGAAAGGGTTTGTTTCTGAGAAGTCTAGGTAGTTGTCTGCAGTATCTTCAAAATCTTTGTTTTGTGCATTTCCATCATTACCGAATGTTAGAACATCTTCTATAGATTGAATAGTGTATTCTGCAGCTGAACTTGCACCAATTAAAACATCATTATCTGCAAGTGTTATTGTATTATCTTTTACGGATAATAAATGATTTTGTGGAGACCATGAAACTACTTCTCCAACAACAACTCCACCTTTAGTGACATTCTCATTAACAGTATAATTACCACTACCAGTATTAAACATGGTTAATTTAACTTGATATGCTTGGTCTAGTTCTACTAAGTCTGCGTTTGTTCCAGTATCAAAATCCTCTCCACTATATTCAAACAATTCACATTGCAATTTAAATACAAATAATTTACCTACTTGATAGAATGGATTCTCATGTTCTACGAATTTAATTTCAAACATTGAACCACTAAGAGGGAAGTGTATTAAATCACCTTCGTTAGGTCTTAGTGATGTTGCAAGGTTAGAGTCTAATGATATGAATCTTTCCCATGTTCTTAAAGATATGACAAAGGTTGCAGTATCCCTAACAGATACACCAAACTTACTAAAGAGGTCTCCCTCTCCTTCAAAGCCATCAGTATTTTCTATATACATCTCTACAGAATATGCATCACCGAATGTTGATTGCACATCTTCACCAAGGATAGAATCTTCCTCTACAATTTCTCTTGGTAGATAGAATG